TTTTGTCCAGGCGCTATACGGGGAACAGCCATTTGTTCACCTCCTACCGTGATAAAATATAACTGCTATCGTTCAAATTTGCCTTCCGGCGTTCAAATAGATTAGTAATTCTAGCTTTATCTAATACAACAGCATACATTTGCTGGCAATATACCGTAAGTTCTTTATTTCCTGTTATTGCTTGAGCAATTTTTGCCGCCAAAGCCCAGGACAAACATTCAACAAATTCCGCATCAAACTGCATAGTATCAACAATATCCGCTATATATCGAATATAAGCATTATCTATATTGGACACGATAATTTTTTGCTGCAAATCAGCAGATTGAACTACCAGCCAATCTTGGGCAGCACTTATCGGTGGAAACGGGTTTAATGGATATGGCTCCTGCGGCCAAGAAGGATAAACAGGCGAAGCATAAACATCAAAAGTCTGAGCAAATACATCTTGAATATATAGGCAATCACTGGGAAAACCATAACAATTGTTCCATCCAGGAATGCTTTCATTCGACAAAAGTGCCAATGGGATTATTTTTGTTGCAAAATTCCAATTGCAGTCACGCAACACGGCTTGCCGACAAATATCCCACATCATCGAACATGTTACTGCCTGTGCTGAGCCGTCGGACATCGACGTAATGGGAGACTGTCCGGTATAAGTAAGTGCCATATTGCATATTTGTATTTGTGTAAATGCCATAATAAATCCCCCTAAAGGGGGGGCGGAAAAGCATTATCATAGTTTGCGAGATTATAGATAGCTTCCCGCCCCATTAGCCTTGTTGCTTGAGCTGGATCAATTCGATTATTTCTTCCTTAGTAGCATACTGCGGGATATCTGATCCCAATTCACGCAGTATCGACCGAAGTTTATTAATCGGCATCTCTGCAAGTTCAGCGGCTTCGACCTGGGGCCGNCCTATGCGCTTAAAATGTTCAGAAGGGACACTATCCGCTTCTACAACATCACCTTCTGAATAATAGCGCCAATGTCCATCAAAATTTGAATAACAATCACAAGTTGCAACAAACTTCGGCATACTATTCCGCCCCTTTGTTCATTACTGACCACTCAGGTTCCCTGTGAATTCACTGATGCGCGCATCTTCGACGATAAACGCGCTTACTGCACCCGCAGTCATTGTACCTACAACGACATAGTTCATGCGTACAAATTCCTGCAGATTAGTCGGCAACGGATAAATCCAGGCTGTTCCAGCCGTCAAATTAGCCGTAGCGACTGCTCCGGTATCATAGTGGGTAATAAGGTTTGTCGAAAAGGCACTGTCACGTGCACTCTGGAATTGGATATCTAGGCTTGTTCCGCCAGCAAATGTTGTCGTTACGAGAACGACTAGATAACCGGGATTAGGATATGCCCGGTACATTGTATTGCTGGGGTCATTGGAAGCCTCATTAAACTGAATATAGCCTTGGCCTCCAACGCCATTAGAAGTAGTTGACGAAGTAATAGCATGCTGCCAGTCAAGCTGCAGGCCGCCATCAATTAACATGTTACCCCTCCTTACGCTACCGCAGCTTCAGTGTTCAATAGGGCATCGCAACGGCGAACCGGGATCCCCATAAACTTAAGCACTGGCTCTGCGGCTTGTACGTCTTCAACCGTTAGATGAGCATTGGTCTTGTTATAGGCTTGCCGAGTCAAGAACGAACGGATTGTCTGATTAGCATACCAAGCAAGCTTGCCCCATTCAGGATTATATAGCTTAAAATACGCCTGTGCCATAAGATCCAGAAGTGCAGCCCCTGACGATGCGTCCTTGGTAAGCTGAGTAACATCAATGTTGCAAATACGGACATTTTGACGCCAGTCACGGACAGTCAAGCCTACGTTCCATTCATAGCGGGTAACATAGGCCATATATTTGCCCATGTTGGGATCGTAAACATGCTGGCGTCCAAGATCTTCATGGATAAACCCGGCTTTCGTCCCTTTGGGGAAAATACCGTGAGTAAACCGATCGCCCCAACAAATAAGCCAAATAGAAGTATTGGTATTTCCAGTGCCGCCTCCCTTAATGATATTATTGCCATTAGGCGCAGTACTGGAAGAATAACGGATAGACAATCCAGTGAATTTTTCCGGATTGACAGACTGGTCGCCATAAAACAANGTTTTAACAAACTCTTGATTCATGGCTTCGAGGAATGCTACATCTTCTGTCAACCGATAAAGCGGGCTNTTACCGTTCAAATCGGCAAGCTTGCAATCAATTTGACTGAAAGCTTCCAGCATGCCGCAGGTGTCAACAATCTGCGTGGTGGTGGACTTACTTGGCTGTACGCCATAGTTCAGGACACGCCATGCCACATTAGGAAGGCCAGTGCGAACTGTGGTTTTATGCCCAGTAGGCAGGTTGCCTTCAACCCACAACATATCGAGCAGTACCTGGTTAATCTGGTTCATGAGTTCGGCGATCATTANTTCTACTTTGTTATCGCCGTCCAAACGCCGTAAAAAATCAAGCAGTGTTACTGCCTGACCAATGTTGATAGACATTGATTAATCATCTCCTCATTGTTGGATACATAAATTCTGCTAACTTTTCTGGGGAACTGGCTAACAAGGATTCATCGGATGCTCCTCGCGGTGTACCATGCGCTACCTGTGGTTCGGCAATTGTCTTGCCGACAGCAACCAATAATTTTACCAGCAGCGGATGATCGCCAAGCCGCGTATCGTTGAAAAATTGACGCAGTTCGGTTCTTTCTTCTGGCGAAAGATAGTTGTCAATAACCTTTGCTGCGTAGGCAAGTTCTTTATTGACATTATTCGCGCCAAACAAATTAATCGTCTGCGTCCGCCATTCGTCTGCGGTTCGGTGCCATTCCGCAAGAGCAGCTTTAGCTTGCGCATTAGCATGCTCCATGGAGAAATCAATCAGCTTTTGCGCTCCAGCCTTTGACAAGTTCATTTGCTTAGCCAAAGACTTATAAGCATCAATAATTTCCTTTGGCGGTTGCTGACCTTCTGGGAATGTAAAATCCCCATAATCTTCAGGTGCGCCTACAAGTTCGTTAGGTTTCTCGTCTTTCGGCGTACCGCCGAGAAGTGTTTCCTTTGCTTCTTCTCCAGATTCCGTGGTGCCTAACAGAGAACTGCTTTGAGAATCGCTTGAATTAGTTGAAGAAGTTGATTCTGTTGGAGTTTTCGAAGCAGTATCATGGCTTGCTGCGCTATTGCTGACTTCACTATTATTGGCTTCGCTATTATTAGCTTCGCCTGTGTCTGCCGCAAACATCTGCAGNTTTAAACCATACGTCTCTGCCGCCTGCGGTATCATAGCATTTAAGCCACTTGTGTTATCATGGGCAGCGGACATGACGTTATTCCGCAGCATAATAGTTCCTCCCTAATGTTACGTATTATGTTTATTTTTTCCGCCGTGGCGAAGGCTCGGGGTTGGACACAGGCCCTTCAATGCGATTAAGGTTGTCCCTTACCGCGTGTCCATGATCTTTTACAAACTTTGCTTCTCCCGATGAATGCCGCTTTTGCTCACGCATTCTTGCATGTTCGGAAACAATTTGTTTTGCCGTTTTTGTCATCTTACATTCTCCTTTCAATAAGTTATAATGCCATAGGCTGCTATTTGCCTTTGACTCTATTCAACCGGGGATTTTTCTCCCTGGCTGATTTACTGGCTCGGCGTGTAGCAGCGGCAAGTATTGCACCTGCACGATCCTTACTTACGCCTTCTTTCTTGGCAATCTTCTCCTGCACCGCCTTAAAACCAGGATGAGCTTTTGAATGCCCTTTTGCCATTATTACCCTCCTTTCAATCCGGTGGCCTATGATGTCGGCAACCTATGATGTCGGTGGCCTATGATATCGGTGGCCTATGATATCGGCAACCTATGATGTCGGTGGCCAAAATTCGAAATCTTTACGGATAAAGATAACGTCACCATTTGATTTCTTGATTTTCAGTGCAGTGTCTTTGACCTCAAGAATAGTAGCCATATACTCGTCATCAGTAATCGTTTTTACTTTGATTTTTTGACCTTTTCTGAACTCTGGCTGAATTCCCGCTGTAGAAGTTTTGGCCTGTCGCATAATCTGCGATATAGTGACCTCCTTCCTGTAATTGTTCTTCAAATTCAGCTTTCATTAAGTCCAGTACAGCAAACCCCCGAGCTTCGATAATCAAAGTTAGCAAGAAATTTCCTATTCGGCGTCTGCCAAGATCGAAAACATCCCGGGAATTGCCATAGAACGGCGTTTGAAAGGTGCCGCATTCAATGAGCAAATTCCATAAAAAACGCCGTCCCTCTGGCGAGGACAGCACTTTAAGCACATCTGTTCTTTTTAATTGCTGGAGCCACTCGGCATAATTCTTTTGTGCTTCAGCATGATCGGGGTTGGAAGCATCATATGTTGCATTATTATAATGATCTGCAGCGGAGCCTATTATAATAGCTTCTTCGCTCATTTCTTCTTCCTCCGCTTCTTCGCTAGGCTGCGATCCCTCACGCTTAAAGCAATAGCCAATGCTTGCCGATATGGTTTTCCGGCAGCTTCCTCTGCCCGTATATTCTTCCCTATACTTTCTTTGGAGCCGGATTTATCAAGAGGCACCAGCCGCACCTCCACTATTGTTTGTTCCTGTTATGCCAAGCAAAGCATCAAGAGCACTATTCTGTCCTACCGGAGTATCGGATAGTACCTTGGCTCCCTGGACTGCAGCCATAGCATTCTGCATCATCTGCTGCTGCTGCATTTGCTTCGCCTTTTGCTGCTGTATTGCCGCTATTTGATCAAGCGACCTGATAATCTTGGGCGGCGTGCCTATATTGTTGGCGTATTGCGTTACTGCTTCTATAGCATCGAATGCATCTAAGACCTCTGGGAAAACTGCTGCCAGGCTTCCAGTAAANGATGCCAGCTGTTCAATGCCAACCGTGCCTACGGCTTTCTGTGCCTGTGCCAAAATGCTTATATACTGCACGTCNAGCGGTACNCCGTGCATTTCCGGCGGCGGCGGCGGCAATAACCCAGCCCGCATCATGATGTTAAAGCTTCGTTTAATCAGCGGATCCAGGCATTCATATTCCAACCGTTCAATGACTGGGCCGAGCTGCAGCATCTGTTCATTCTGACGCTGGATTACTTCATGGGCTGTCATCTCCTTAGATAGTTCTCCCTGCGTAAACATCAAGATTAAATCAGCATAAAAACAGCTTCGTATCGCCGCGCGTACATCTTCAAGTGCCTGCACCATGCCTGGGAGATCCGGCTGCACTTGATACAAAGGCTTTACTCCTGCATTAGGGGAGCTATCGGAAAAATAACTTACTGCTCCAGGCAATGCGTTTACGCCGCTTTCCGACCGCATCGAAACATGAGCCTGCAGCGGTGGATTACTCACCTTTTCTAAGGCCATGAGCTTATCNCGCTGCATTCTCTGCAGCATCTTGCAATCGCCTAATGCGTCCCATCCAGGCCCTTTGCCATAAACATCTGTCTCATTAGTTACATCCCATCGCGGCGCAATCACAGGAAATTCATGATACCCCTTGA